GTTTCATTACTTGTGCCATCTGAATCTACATAATAAATACCATAATGCATGGTTGGAACTAAACCTGTGGTGCTTGAAAGAGCATACAAGTTTAATTCCCAAACACCAGAAGTTATAACTGTTGAAGTTAAAGCACCAACTGGTGTTGTAAATGTTCCAACTAAATAATTATTAGCTATATTTAAACTACCAGTTGTAATTGTAGTTTGTATTCCAGTATTTACGCTTGTTAATAATTCTCCAGTTTGTGGGTATGAACCACCAGCAGTATCTAAAAATAAAACTAAACCACCGCTAACACCATTATTTCCCTGATTACCTTGATAACCTTGGTTACCTTGGTTGCCTTGGTTACCTTGTGATCCTTGTGAACCCTGATTACCTTGACTTCCTTGATTGCCTTGATCTCCCTGAGATCCAACTAAACCAGTATTTCCTTGATTACCTTGATTGCCTTGATTGCCTTGTGAACCTTGATTTCCTTGATATCCTTGATTTCCCTGAAATCCGTTAACTCCTTGAGGGCCACGAATTGGCCCAACATTTTGCCAATAAACTGGTGAAGTTCCTGTATATACAACTCCATCTCCGGCAGAAGCCGTACCACCAGACGGATTTGGACATGGCTGAGATGCAGTACCTTGTGCTGTAGATGTAAGTATCCACATATCACCAAGTACAGCGCCACTAGTTTCATTATTAAATATATTTTCCCAAGTATCAGAACCTTGTATAGTAACACCAGAACCAGCAGTTCCTTGATTTCCTTGATCACCCTGATTGCCTTGAGATCCAGTATTACCTTGGTTGCCTTGCTCTCCCTGATTTCCTTGGTCGCCCTTACTTAATACAAGTTGCCAATTAGAAGGGTATGCTGGTGGAGCATATCCAGCAGCACCAATGTAAACTGTCATTACATATAAAGAACCATCATATGTAACTGCATCATCTACAGAATAAGTAATTCCATTATTATAAGAACCTAAATAATTAAATGGTTCAGAACCTTGGTCGCCTTGATTACACTGATTACCTTGATCACCCTGATCGCCTTGATTGCCTTGATCTCCTTGTGAACCCTGTTCACCTTGATTTCCTTGGTCGCCTTGGTCACCCTGATTACCATCATTGCCTTGATTACCCTGCGATCCTTGTTCTCCTTGATTTCCTTGATCACCTTGATTTCCTTGGTCACCCTGATCACCTTGTGAACCTTGTTCACCCTGATTGCCTTGATCGCCTTGGTCGCCTTGATTGCCTTGATCACCTTGATTGCCTTGTTCACCTTGGTTTCCTTGATCGCCTTGGTCACCCTGATTGCCATAAAATCCTTGATCACCTTGGAATCCTTGTTCACCTTGATTACCCTGATCTCCTTGATTTCCTTGGTCGCCTTGGTTGCCTTGGTCGCCCTGTTCTCCTTGATTACCTTGGTCACCTTGGTAACCTTGGTTTCCTTGATCACCTTGATCACCTTGAAATCCTTCGTCACCCTGATTGCCCTGAGAACCTTGTTCTCCCTGATTTCCTTGATCACCTTGATTACCCTGATCACCTTGATTACCTTGAAATCCCTGTTCTCCTTGAGATCCCTGATTTCCATCTCCTCCAACACCTTGGTAACCTTGAAAACCTTGATCGCCCTGATCTCCTTGATAACCAGCGCCCTGATTACCCTGATTGCCTTGATATCCTTGATTACCTTGACTTCCAGTTATACCCTGATTTCCTTGATTTCCTTGATAACCAGCACCTTGATTACCTTGCGAACCTTGATTTCCTTGACTTCCCTGATTTCCTTGAGAACCAGCAACTCCTTGATAACCTTGATAACCTCTTAATCCAAGAAGTCCTTGGTTACCTTGATTGCCTTGATTACCCTGAAATCCTTGCGTACCTTGTGCGCCCTGATTTCCTTGAGGACCAGTTGCAGAATCAGTTATAAAATTTTCACCATCAAATTTTACAAACTGTCCTGAAGCTGGTACTCCAGAAAAATCATCTTGATCTTGAATTCTTGTTATGTTTCTTTGGAAGTGCATTTTTTTGGTTCTCCCAAAGTAAATTACACCAGCATTTATGTATTAAGTGGCCACTTTTTAAGAGGACAATCTTGGCTGGCCCAACTTGCTTTGATTTTTAAATTGCAACCACACTTTGTGCATGTCCAATTAGGTTTATCTTTGTTAACTTCTGGACATGTTTCACAAACTTCTAGACGCTTTTTAAGCTGTTCTTCAGAAACTTTAGGCATACCTTGAGCAACATGCTTAACAGCAGCCTTAGCAAAACTAGCAGCCTTCTTGAAAAGATTTGGTTCTTCTGACATATCATTCTCCTTATAAAAATCCTTAAAACATTATATTAAAAAAAACGCCCCCAGTAAATACTGAGGTCGCTTATTTTTTATAGTTTCAGCCTGTGTATTATACAGCACCGAGCAATACACGGCGATTATCAAGAACCGCAAAACCGTGTTCGCCGAAACCGTACATACCCATTCTGCGCTGACGATGGAAGGTAGGATCTTCAAATACTTCGATTTCCTGACGAACAGGCATAACGAAGCTGTCACGCTTCTCAAGGTCAAGACCAACAACAATTTCAACCTTAGAGCCAGGGAAGGTTCCACTAAGGGTGTTATCAAAGTAATCGTTGTATGCCTGACCAACACCAAGTTCATCAATGTCGTGAAGATTAACACCGAAGATCTTGTTCAAACCATAATCATCGCTTACGAAAACTTCACGGCGAGTAAAGTCGTCAACCTCAGTTGCATCCCAGCTACGGATATCTTCCATAGATTCTGGAGATACATAAAGGTCAGTCAACTTACCACGATTAATGGAAGTGCTATTTCCACCACCATTACGCCTCATGGCAGTTTTCATCAAGGCTACCAAGCGCTTGGCGAAATAACCATCATCAGCGGTTGAATCGTAGATCAAAAGACCACGACCTACACCAGCAGCAAGAATGGTGTGCCAACCATCATCGTTCATCTTGCGTACAAAAGACGCTTCAAGAACTTGAAGAGCACGACCAACGATATCCCAACGAGCATCCCTAGCATATCGCAAGGAGAAGTCGATAGAGGAACCAACTTCATAGGTTGGAACCATTACGAAATCGCCTTCAACATGTCGTTCTGGGATACGACCCTGAGAAGGAATCGTATAAGCTACGAAATCCTTTTCAGAACCAGGAGCCAAGAAATCCAATGGGAATTCTACGGCAGTTCCTGGCTGGAAGTTAACTGCTTCAAAGATACCGCCAATGGTATCTCCGTTAAGAACACCCTGCCTCAAGGGAAGGGTCAATGCCTTAGCAAGTTCCTTCTGTGCTGCACAAGCAGACTCAAACTGGTTGCTACCAGATTGACGAAGGAGTTCAACCATTTCTGGAGTTGGCTTTTTCATTTTTTTATCTCTCCTTAATTAGTTTGGAAGCTCGATGTAAACTTTGGCGTAGCCATTCTCATCCTTAGCGCTGGCAAAAGTGCCAACTTTTGGAGTAGCTACTTCACCACCAGTCGCAGAAACGGTAGCTGTTAGCTTGCCGTCTGTGCTCAAGTAAGCATTTGCTCCTGCATTAATGGTGCCAGGACTTGCAACGATCATGTCGGTTACAACATAACCCTTGCGAAGAAGAGGAGCCTTTTCGCCAATCACTTGTTCATCCTTATGGAAGTTACGATGATAACGAGTCTGGTCAATGTCAACAAAGTTGGCAAGACTCAAACCAGCTACCTTGTAGCCAGAAGGATTGCTAACAAGAGAAGCAACGCCGGGGGTTTCGATACCAACGCCAGAAGCAGCAGTACCATAAACAAGGACAGCGCCCTTGGAATGTACATTGTTGCAAACAAGCGAGATATCGGTTTCGAGAATGTTACGATCAGGTTTCAGAGCCATGTTTTCTCTCCTTTTACTCTGTGGCCGATTTTTCTAAACCAAAATACGATGCAATCTGTGACGCTACTTGATCAACATCAGAGTTACCTTCAGAAGTAGCAAGAGCAGCGTCCAACTTTACTTCTGCGGTATCCAGAGCGGAAGTAGAAGCCTTTGCTTCCGCAGGATCTTCTTCAATATTATCTTCAGTAGAAGTTTTAACTTCTGGCTGAACTTCAACTTCAACTTGAGTAGCTACGCCAGCTTTCTTATACTCTTCCATCTTCTTCTTCATGTAGTCACCTTGCATAGCAACTACGCTGGCAAAAGCTTCATCAGCAAGAGTTTCCAAAGAATTGACTACAGTAATAGCCTCTTCTTTTGGCATACCCATCTTTTCCATTACCATAGAAAGACGATCATTCATCTTCTTTTCTTTCTTCATGTTGTTGAGTTCGCTCAAAGCTGCTTCATAAGTAGCTTTAAGTTCCTCATACATTTTTGCAGACTCATTCATCTTCTGAGTCATATCATCTTTTTCTTTCTGCCACATGCCAGCTTCAGCAGTATGATTCTCAACAGCTTTATTAGCTTCTGCTAAAGAAGTGTTTAGAGTATCAATCTGCTTCTGCATTTCAGAAATTTCTTGTTCGTTCATAGTGTTAATCTCCTTAGACTGTACTATCTCACTTAAAACATACCCCGAATTAGACTTAAAAGCTTCGGTTTCTTTAAAAATAACACTCTCAGGGTTAGCTGGTTTACGCACCAAACCCTTTCCTGAGAATGTAATATTTCTTAAAAGCCTTCCTATTTTCAAATTATTGTAAGTTCCATTTCCACCATAAGCTCTTAAATGTTTAGTTAAAAATGCAGTATCTTCATTTCTAGCAACAACTTTTGATTGTGTTCCATCAACAACCGCATAATCAAAATTACTAAACAAAGCCTCCATGGAAACAAACCATTTTCCTTGTGCAATTTCTTCAATAATTTTATTCATCATCTCCTGCTTTATAGGATCTTCCCAGAACTTATATAAAACAGCAGATGTAGTAATGTGAAATTTATTTGGAAGTTCATCTACAGAAATATCTTCTGCAATAAGATTACCATCAGCAGCAATTGCTTTACAAGCGGTAATATGACCAATTATCTGACTTTGATCATGTTCATAATTAAAAGGCTTGTCTTCGGGAGTTGTTCTTGATACCCAAACTTCAGCACGATCAAAAACATCGTCATTTTTATTCCAGCCAGTAGAAACAAGAATTGACTTTAAATAGAAAAGATCAATTTGATCTTTATTTTCTGCTACAGCTTTAAAGGTTTTGCACTCAAATGGATCTGCTATTTCTACACAAGAAGCAGATGTAATTGATGCAGTAGAAAGAATCTGTTCTTTAAGACCATCTTCAATTTCTGCTTTATAGATCGGTAGCTTGTTCATCTTTATTCTCCGTTTGAAAATAAGCCAGAAGTCTGGCTAAAAATAATTTCTGATGACTGTCTACTACCACATCGCCATTCTTTACACTAGCTATTCCTTCATTTGCAAACATCTGAAAACTAAACTTGTATTCATTTAAAACATCTTTATGAATAAAAATAGCATCAAAGTCATCAATTTTTGTTTTTCCAATTTTTAAAACTGCTTTAGAAGTATTAGTATCAAATTCAATTACTATTTTTGACATTAATATCTCCTAAAAAAATACACCGTAATCTTTTAAGTAATGTCATTGATCCTTTTATAAATAAATTAAAACTGTTTTTTATATTAACAGGTTTAATAGGAAATGCATCCATTTTTTCTGAAATGTGTTTATGAATAAAAGCCACTTCATTATTGTTTGATAGTGTAGTTATGCCTTTATATAAATTGCACTCATTATACCAAAGTCTTTCTAATGTATCTGTACAATTAATGTCGCAGCATGGAGGCCAATACTCTTTATTTTTTGAAACAGCAAAACAATTAGTGTGCCATGCTTTTGTAGAAAATCTATTTGCCCAAGTAAAATTTATAACATTTGCTTTGTTGTTCATTTCTTGTTCTATTAAATAAAATCCATATTCAGTTATACAAATATCAGATGCTTGAACTATGCAATAACAATCATCATAAAGTCTAAAAACATTTTCTAAACCAAGTCTTATATTTTGAGATTCTGAAAATGTAGTTCCATGCCCACCAGAATCAGATAGTAATTTATATCTGTAAATAACATGATCAATTATTTTTTCTTTTAGTAAATTATCAATAAACCATTTTCTTGATGGTTCTGGATCTGCCCATATTAAAACTATGGAAGGACGCTGTTTAAAAAATACTTTTTTGGAATGAATATTTTTTAAAGACTTATGAAGTTCGTGATACCTTCTATGTAATGTTATCAGTATCACAGGTTTCATTTGGCATCTCGTCAACTCTGAATATGGCAACAGATGACGCTTCTATTTTTCTTCTGGTTTCTGTATTTGGCTGAACACCTTCTTTATCTATATAATTCTTTGTTGCAATACTTAATATTGTTTTAATTCTAGAAGGTATTTCCATCTTGGCAGAGATAATTTCTCCAACAAGTTTTTTGTCAACTATTTGAAGAGGTTTTAATTGACATAAAATATGGAACTTTGTTTTTTCAAGACTCTCAAATTCTTGAGAAGAAAGTTCACGCAAACTCTTCTTTTTAAGTGATGACAAATATGCAGCATTAACATATTCAGATATAATTTTTTGAGAAGATTCAGCCCAAGACATAGCTTCAACAAGCTTTGCAGCAGTTCTTGGCCTTATTTCTTTCTTCTTTCTTTTTTCTGAATCTTTAACGCCAACAGGTCTTCCTTGCCCAGACAATCCTGCTTGTTTTTGTTCGGCATTTTCTGTTGAAGGAACTGATGTTGATTCTTCTTCTACTGAATCAGAAACTAATTCAATATCAAAGTCTTTTGGAGTCATAATACCCATTTGGACCCACATCTTTTTAAGGTCATCAATTCTTTGTGGATTATGCCAAGGTCCAGCTTTAGGTGGCATCTTACCACTTTCACGCTTACGCATTTCACGCTTTCTACGAACATTTTCAATTTCTGGAATAAGATCAAATCTCTCCTGAAGAGCTTCTTCACTAATAAGATCACGATC